TGATGTTTACAATAACAATGATGGTGAATTATCAGAATGGGATGTAACTCTTTTAGATGGGTTAGATGAGTTAAATGAAGATACTTGGGTTAAACACAAACAATCAGGTAATGTTTATCAAGTTAAAGAACCAAATCCAGAAATACATACAGAACCATCTGCTGAAGAAATATCTAATGCAGAAAAAAGTGGTGAAACAAAACCAAAAGATGGTGATGAAGAAGAAAGTGGTGAGGAAGAAACACAACAACAACAGCCCGATAATGGTAAACCAGAGTTTTCAGATTCAGATAAAGTTGATATGATGACTCAGCTTGAAAAAGATAAGAAAAAAGAAAAACAGGCTGCTAAAAAAGTTAAAAAGCAATCGGATGATACACCAAAAACCTCAACCAAAAATAAAACTCTAAAGCCTGATGTAAGTCAAAAACCTGAAAGTTTTTCTAAAGATAACCCTACCGATGAAGAGTTTGAAACGAAAGTAAAAGAGGGTATCATTAAACCTCAAGAATATAAAGAACAAACTATTGAACTTAATGGTAAAACATACAATCAACCTCTTTCATATGAAGAAATTGAGGAATTTTTTGAAAATTCAAAAGATAAAATACCACCAAAATATATCAAAGGATTACAAAGAATACTCAATTCAAAACAAATAAATTCATCAACACCAAAAATTAGTGAGTTCTTTAATGGAGCTGGGGCTGGAGAAATACCTGCTCAATCTGGTGAAATTCTTACATTTATGTTAACATCAATGGATGAAGAATCGGCTGAACAACTTGGAGATGTATTACTTGCTACTGCAAAAAATCAAAAAGGTAAATCTATACTCGATGAATCTTGGATTGGTGCTAGTATTTCATCTCGTGAAACTATATTAAGACAGATTCGTGAAAAATATGGTGATGATGCTGACGTAGAATTTGGTGCATGGGATACTAAAGATGATGTAGAAAATGGTATTGGATTAGAAAACTATTCCGAAAACAAAGGATTTTCAACTGATGTTTATTTCAGAGTTAAAACATCCGATGGACCAAAAATCCATGAAGTTTCTCTTAAAAAAGATTTTGAAGCTTACTTTGCTAATTTAGGAGCTACTGATATTGAAAAAGTATTAGAATCTTCAGGTGCAAAACTTTATGATTCAGATGAAGATAGAGAAAAAAATTCAGTAGGAAACCTTACCAAAAATCAATTCAAAAATTCAAAAAAGAGAGTAGGTGAAATATCACAAGAATCGATTGATATTATATTAAATCAATCCGATGATGAGTTAATTAAGAATGCAAAAAAATTACCACCAGGTATTAGAACTCTTGTTTTAACTGCACCAGATGAAAATGGAAATAGAAAACTTCAACCTGTAGCTAAAAAATATACAGAGTTTTTATCTAAGATTGAAAATAAATATCCACTACCTTGGGATGAAACAACTTTACAAAATCCTGATTTCTTAAAAGAAGCAAAATCATTAGGTGTTGATTTAGGTGCAAAATCTCTATCTCAAAAAGGAATCAGTAAACTGATGGTATTTACAAATTATATGTTATATGCTAATGAGTTGAGTAAAGATGAAAAAGGGCCCGCTTTTGAATTCTTAAATCAACAATTAGGATTGGATAAAGACCCACCTGAAGGTAGTGCAAAATATGTTGCAAACAAACATATTGAAAACTTAGCAAAACCAGAAGCTAGAGAAGCTTTAATGGGTATTATCGGTGAAAAGTTTCCACTTAAAACCTTATTATCAGGTGAAGAAAGTATGGCACTTGGTAATCAAAGTTTAGATAGAGAAACTTGTAGACGGATATTTGGAAGTGATAATTATGATGAAATTCAAGAAGCTATTTCTGTTGAAATAGATAATGAAGGAAATAAGTATTTATCTTATACAGCAAAAACACCTGATGCTAAACCTATTAAAATAGCAAAAGTAGAATGTAGACAAAGAGGACAAGGATATAATGCACCTACTACTGGTATTGCACCAACTGATGAGTTTAAACATAGAATTTATTGTTCTAATAAAGATAAAATAGAAAAATACTCTCCAGAAGAAGAGAAGGCATCGAAAAAACTTGTAAAAGCGTTTGGTGAATGTGGTTCTGCATCTTATGATTAATAAATAATCTGATATACAAAAATGTTTTGACAGTAACTAATACGGAGAGAATGAGTGAGAACGCAACTACTATGTACTTTTACCGATGAAGGTAAATTTGATACAATACTATATACTATAAGAGAATCATATGAATTATTCAGTAGAAAAATATTTATACTTAAATTAGAACCATCCAAAGAGTTGGTGATAAGTTACAATATTATTCCAAATTCAAATATGGAATTTCTACCAAATACGATTATGACTCATAGAAAAAAAGAAACAAACACATTATATACCATCAATGCATTGAATCGTTTGATTGAATCATTAAATGGTGGTAGATTGGATAAATCATATCAGATTGAATGGGGGGATTATCGTAATTCAATGATTCTAACTGATGGTGATGGTTTCAAAATTATGAAAACCAATCTATTCAGAATAATTGATGTTAATTAAAAAAATTTGATATTTATTACAATAGGATATATCTTATGGCAAACATAGAACAAAACAGAAAATTGATGGTTGAACAGATGAAAACTCTAAAACAACCTAAACTTATTAAAGAAGGTAAATTAACTGAACTCAAGTTATTCGGATTAATTGAATCGGAAGATGGTAGGTTTCTCGCAAAAGCACCAAAGGTGTTAATTCAAGCATCCAACCTCAAAGCTGCTGAAAAGTTGGCTGATGAATACACCAATGGGCAGTATTCAAAATATAAAAATGGGTACTTCCATTTAAGACCTGAGACCATCAAAATATATAAATAAAAAATAAAATATGAGAAAGGTTTGGAAATCCCAAATCTTTTTCGTATATTTGTAACCAAATCAACACTTGGGATTAAATTTGTGTTGAGAATAAAAACTGAAATATAGCTTGGATTATTGAAAAATAATTCGTATATTTGTATAAATAAATGTTTAATTAATTAAAAATTGGAGTAATTATGGCAATCGATTTGAATGCAATCCGAAACAGACTTGACAGTCTACAAACAAAGGTAACTAAAACAGATAACCTTTGGAAGCCAAAACCTGGCAAACAACAAGTAAGAATAGTTCCTTACGTTCACAATCCATCAAACCCTTTTATTGAATTGTTTTTCCACTATGGATTTGGTGGTAAGACAATACTTTCACCACAAACACATGGTGAGGCAGACCCATTAGTGGAATTTGCTGACCAATTGAAAGCGACTGGTGATAGAAATGATTGGAATCTATCAAAAGAGTTAACACCAAAGATGAGAACCTATGTACCTGTATTGGTAAGAGGTGAAGAATCAGAGGGAGTTAAGTTTTGGGGATTTGGTAAAACTGTGTATCAAGAACTTCTTGCTTTCTTTGCTGACCCAGATTATGGTGATTTAACTGACCCAACAAGTGGTAGAGATATTACTGTTGAGTTCAAAACCGCAAAAGAGTTGGGTAAGAATTATCCTGAAACTTACATCAGAGTAAAACCTAACCAAACACCAATTACAGAAGATAAGAATGTATTACCATTGTTGAAAGACCAAATTGAGTTACCTTCAATGTTCAAAAAGTATTCTTATGATGAGATGAAATCTCTATTGGAAAAATGGATGGAAACTGGTCAAGTTGAAGAATCTAATGAAGAAGAAGAATCTCAACCTACACCATCAACTGAATCACCATTCAAAGATGAGGCACCACAAACCTCAAACGTATCAAATGTAAAAGATGCATTTGATGATTTATTCAATAACTAAAAATAAGGTATATGGCAACAAACAGAGATGAATTATCTTCACTTCTCGCCGATAACCTTAATAAGAAGTTCAAAGGACAATCAAAAGTCGCATATTTCTTAGATGGCTCAGAACAGACACCCACCGATTTAACAGAGTGGGTGTCTACTGGGGATGATATGTTAGATTTAGCGATTTCAAACCGACCAAACGGTGGGTTTCCTGTTGGAAGAATTGTTGAAGTTACAGGTTTAGAAGCAAGTGGAAAATCACTCCTATCAGCACATACATTAGCAAACACTCAAAAGAAGGGTGGATTGGCAGTGTATATTGATACGGAGAACGCAATCAATCAGGAGTTCTTAGAAGCATTAGGTGTTGATACTGCAAAGTTACTTTATGTACCTTTAGAATCAGTAGAAGATATCTTTGATGCGATGGATTCAATTATTGAATCTGTTAGAAAATCAGATAAAAATAAGTTGGTAACTATAGTAGTAGATTCTGTAGCAGCAGCAACTACTAAAGTAGAATTAGCAGCTGATTATGACCAAGCAGGTTATGCTACCCAAAAAGCAATCATTATCTCAAAAGCAATGAGAAAGATTACTAATATGATTGGTAGAGAGAGAATTTTGGTTGTATTTACAAATCAACTTAGAATTAGAATGGGAGTATCCTTTGGTGACCCTTACACTACATCAGGTGGTAAAGCATTAGGTTTCCACGCATCTTGTAGATTGAGAATGAAACAAATGGGTAAACTTAATTCTAAAGTGGGTGGAGTTGACCAAACCGTTGGTATCAAAACCAGAGTTCAAGTTATCAAAAATAGAATGGGACCACCACTTAGAGCAGTTGATTTTGAAATTTACTTTGATAGAGGTATCGATAGATATGGTTCGTGGTTAAACACTATGAAAACATATAAGTTGGTAACTGTAAGTGGTGCATGGTACACTTGGGTTGATGAATCTACAGGTGAAGAAGTAAAATTTCAAGCAAAAGGGTTTGCCGATATATTGGAAGAACGACCTGAAATAAAGGAACAAATGTATAAACAAATCT